CAAGTCCAAAGTAAATCAAGGAAGCGCGGTGGACATTTCCGCGCTTGTCGGGCTCGAGACCCTATCCTTGAAACTTAGCCGACTACAACTCGACATACACAGCAATCATCAGGCTTTGGACCGCGCCCGCCGTCGTCACGAACGAGAATATTGGCATCGCCTGACCAGCATCGCGGTTCGCCAGTGACTGCTGGGAATACGGCTGCGACTGGTTCAAGTACCCGCCGGGGACTGCCTGCCCAACCTGCATACTGACGCCCGGGATGTTGACGGGCGCGCCCTCCCATGCGGCAGAGGCCAGGAAGCCGATCGCCGATAGAACTGCACAGGCCTCATTCGCTGCCTGAATCAGCAGCTGCTGGGCCGCATTGGTCTGTGCTACAGCAGGGTTGCCCTGCAGAACGGCCATCTCGGTATTCTGCAGCTCAGCGACAAGAACGGCCAGATACAGCCACAGGTACGACGGCGATCCGTCGGACATGAACCCAGGCTCTTCCAGTTGATATGCGCCGAAGTTGCCGTACACGTTGAAGCCCGCCGATAGAATAGCCTGATACTGACTCTGCGTCAGCGGCTCGGGTGCAATGCCGACCAGCGTCTTGTGCGCCACGGTGAAGAAGCTGTTGGGCAGGCCGGTCTGCAACCCCATCTCGACGCCCATCAGTGCAACGGCGGCATAGATGTTGTTGGGGTAAAGGCCGCTCTGCGTCGTAGCGTACTGACCGAGCACCTTCAGCTTCAGGGTCTGCAACTGCAGAGCGATGTTGCCCGTAGTACCGGCCGGAATCGCTGTGTTTAGCGAGAAGGGATAATAGCGCGTGCTCTGCCACTGCGGATCGGCCCACTCGCTGATGGCCAGGTTGTCGGTATCGCCCGGTGCGTTCACCGTCAGCCCGTACCACAATCCGCTGACTGCGCGGCAAGCCGTCGCCGCTTGCAGCAAAGACTCGCCGACGGCGGTAATGTCGACCTCGAGGTCGGTGCCGGTTGCGGGACTGACGGCTACCGTGGCCAGTCCGTTGGCAACCGTGTACCCGGTGCCCTGTTGGCCGGAGACAACTGTAATCGCACTTGGTACACCGCCCGTTGCTGCTGTAACCTTGCCGGTGCCGTAGTTGGCCCCGCCCTGTGTCACTGTGAATGTATCGCCCACAGCGTAGCCTGTGCCAGCGACATCAATGGTGATGGTCTGCAGGGCCGTCAGGTCTTGTCGGCCGAGCGCGAACTTTGCAGCCGCAGGCAACTGGCTGAAGTAGATCTGCGCAGCGATGTACTCTGGAGAGCTCGGGCTGAAACCGGCCGCAAGTACGTCGGCTGGAGACGTAAAATACTGCACGCGGCTGTTCGCGCCGTAGCTTGGAATCGTGGTTGACGGGCCGATGAACAGTCCGATGTTGAACGGGTTCACGGATGGAGAAGACGGCGACACCGTGACCGAAATGTCGATGATATTGCTTAGCGCCAAGGGCGGTATCTGTGTGGACAAGGTGGGTCTCCTTAGAAATTTCTGTAATCGTTGGCGAGCTGATTGCGCTCACGGATAATCATTGAAGACGTGTAGGACGCAATGCTGTTGGTTGGTATCGAACTGCTGAACCACTTAGTAGCATCACCGTCATAGAAGTAGTAATAACCATTGCCACGCTTTAAACGTTCTTTGTAGCCTGCTGCCTTAAGCGCCGCATTAGCACTGGCTACTGTAAACGCGGCATCAATGACTGCGTCTAGCGCTCTGTGCAGGCGTACTCGACGGCTCATGTCTTCACCACTGTGAAGTCGGCCACGAGGCCGTTGTCTGTGATGAGTTTAACTTCGACGCTGGTGGCAATTGGGTCTTGAATGGTTTCAGCAACAGCCTCATAAGCTAGAACATGAAAGTCGGCGCGCTCCCACCACTCGCCATTGAACTGCTCCGGAATGCGGGTCGGCGTCGGTGGGTCGTTCAGCGGGTAGAGATTGCTGAGCGACAGCACGTCGTTGAAATAGTCCATGAAGAAGGCGGAGTGCAATTGCCGTGCATGGTCTAGACTATTCAGGCCATAGAGGGTAAACGCAATACGCCACTGCCGTGTATAGTTCCAATTCTCTGTTACTGGCCCTGCGCCGGTAAACGTTCTGTCGCGTGCAGTCTTGGCGTAGTCGGAATCTTCCAGGGTGCATGTGAAGTAACAGACGTCCTCACCCGGTCGCGGCGTGTAAGGCTGGCCCTGCGTCTGCCAGGAATCCCGCACCTTTGCATAGTCCGGTGGGTTGATACCCAGTGCTCCACAGATGAGCGGCTGGAAAATTGTGTTTATCTGGGCAACGGTAAGAGCTGAACTTACAAGAACTTGACCGTTTGAGTACGTAGTAGAAGTGCTCATCAAGAAGCGTCCATTCTTACTGCAAGCGCACGCCAATACCCAGAGCCAAGAACTCGATACACATGGGAGACCCGGTATTGCTCGCCCTGGAACTGCAGGATGTCACTGGCCGACTGGCCGGTTTGTGCCGTTACGGGCCAGCAGGCATACAGCGGAGCTGTGGGTGACGCGGCAAAGGTAACGGCCGAACCGACGATGATATAGTCGATGAGCAGCAGGCCCGTCGCGTCGTAGATGGAGCAGGCCTCGCCTGGTGGCGTTGTGCTGAGCGTGTAACTAGTACCCGAGCCTACAGGCACTTCGCCGTGCGTACTTGGTACAGGCACGGTTCCGCGCGTCGTGTAGATTGCAATATTGGCCCAGAAGCTGCGGACGGCGCCAACACGATCGGCCTCAGCAAGCATCTGAATCTCTTTGTCGCTGGCCTGATGTACCGGGCCGAAAACCGGGACGGCCGTCGTCGTACTTTGGAATCCGCCGAGTACGAACTGTCCCTGCGAGCGCAAAATTGTGAATGGTTCTGGTGAAATCATATCGGGGTCTTGGATAATCTCTTCGACGGAAATCACTTGTACACCTGCCCGACCTCAAGATACTCGTCATACTGCCCTACGTGGAGTAGCCCACCATTGCGTTTGTCGAGCCATGCATTGGTACCTTTGAAGCGCGCTTTTGGATATTTTGCAAGGACGGCTTTCATCCATACACTCTGCGTGCCCTCTACTTCATTGGCTTGGTGCAGCGCTTTGGCATCCATCACAGCATCCAACGCTCTGTGCAACCGTACTCGTCGCTCCATGCTTACTCCTCACGAACCACGCCGACGATGGCAGCTCTCATCTGCCCGGTGTCGACGCCGACAGTCACTACGCCCGTCGTGTCGCCTTCCTGAGCATCAATCTGAGCATAAGCGGCAGTACGTTTCTTCTTACTAAGTTTGCCAAGCTTGCGCGCAATGGTGGACGCAGCGTTCGGCTGCCATCCATTTCTAGAATCGGTAAACCAGGACCTTGCAGCCGTCTGACCGGCGAGCGCTGCGCGCAGCATCTTCTTTTTCGAACCTTCACTGTCGCCGGCAAGTGACAGACGGATAGACCCATTGATCTCGGCAGCGATCTTTTGCTTGTTGCCGTCGGCATTGATGGCAGGCTTTAGCAGTGGCCGAGCTGGCTGCTTATGTATAGGCGATCCATGTTCAAAGATAAACAGAAGTTCAGCGTTATTGATTTCACCTTTGCGAGAACTCTTTGCAGCCGGCACGCCCACGTATGCCGCTACCTTCATCAGGCCGGCAACGCGTTTCAGCATTGCGGCAGCGCCGGACTTACGGGCGATTGTTATTGCAGGTCCTGTCGGCATACTCTACCCCGTCATCATAGTGCAAAGAGTGACACACAGCAAGAGCGCCCAAATCACCATTGGACCTGAACCCACAACCCTTGCCACGGTAGCCAGCTGAGTTCCGTATGTCGTCGTCTGTAGAGTGCCCCACTCTTTCAGTGAATCTAGTACGGCATAAGACACTGAAACATCACCTACTGACTTTGAAACTTGTGTTCCACCAAAAAGGCCCTGGGCCGCGATGGTGGCGCCGTTGGGCTGTCCGCTGGTAAATGCCTGGACTTCGATGAGCCACGTCGCATAGAGAACATCGTTCGAGACCGTCGGCGCAGCCAGTGTGATCGTGTTCCCGCTCAGGGTGTAAGCTGTACTGGGCACAAGGAACTTACCGTTCTTGGTCAACGCCTGAAGAACGCCGCCCGGAGGCTGCGCGCTCAAAGTGTAGACCGTACCGGGCACAGCGC